GAAGTCGGCAAGCCTCTGTTCGCCGATCTCCTAAACAAACGCCTGATTAAAGCCGGTGTCGAAAATGCTCGTAGCCGCGCAGACATAATCAACTACGCTGTTTCGGCTCCCTCAATGGGGGACATGGAAAAGATTGCAAGCGGCATAGGCGAGAACGCTATCAAGTTTCCAATTCAAATGACCTTGTGGGGCGTTGGGGAGTTACTCGACGCAGCAGATAACTTGTCTTTGAATTTTGAAGATACAGATCAGGGGTACTTTGACATCCGCGAAAGTTCTCGTAGGCAAGCTATCATGGATACGTATTTTCAACCCCTTGCTCACACGATGATTGCAACGATGGCACAGCGTGGCACAAAGGTGTCCTTGCCTGTTGTAGAAGAATATATTTCAACCTTGACAGGACTCGCTCCTCGCTTGACTAAGGTAGCTGGCGAGATTGCGTTGCCTAGCAAGGGTGCGGGTGCAGTATCTGCGTTTCGTTCTAAAAAAGAACTACTAGATTTTAAAGAGTTTTATGCCAAAGAACTTGATAGAGGAACTACTCGTTCTTTTGATGAAATCCGTGACAGCTATCTGGAGATGCGTTCAAACATTATCGATGGTAAACCCCCTTCTTGGTTGCAGAAGATAAAACAGAACAGCGTCGGCAGCAAGATCAGCAAGGGCTTGCAGCTTGAAGATGCTGCTAGGGCTACAGGAAGCCGCGCAGAGGTAGTTCAGCAAACTAAGTATCTCACAAATTTGCGAAACCGACGTGACGCATACTATTCTGGCGTTAAAAAACGTGGTGGAACACCTGATGCCGCTGACACTGTTAAGCTAAACGATTTCGATGCTGACATCAACAGGGCTGTCTACGATCTTGCCGCAATCGAACGTAAGAGCGGTACACCTAAGTTTATGCGTGACATTGCTACTGCAGACAAGTTTATGATTGTCGGTGCAGGTACGACTGGACATTTCTTTCAACAGCGGGATGAAAACTACGGCGTGACAGGTGATCCAATGATGGGTGAACTCGTTGGTTTAGGCACCGGCTTAATTATCAATCTTGCTCAAGGCAACGTACCAGCCGCATTTAAGGCGTTGCAGCGGTCTGCTTTGGGACAGAAGTTTGGGGGAAAGAAAGCCTATCTCAAGTTTCTTACAGAAAACATCACCAACTTTTCTCCTGAGATGCAAGCTGGCATCATCGAACGTGCCAAGTATCTTGACGAAGTGTACGATGTATTGGTTGCTGAAGGCTTAGACCCAAGTCTACTCGACACAGGCTTTGCTAATCTCAGTGGCTTGGCAACCCTCAAGTCTCTTGAGGACATCACTCGTAGCCAACTCAGTGTTAAGCAGATCAGAAGATTCGACGTAAACGACTTGGAAGCAAATCTCAACTTGCAAAAGCAAATGGTTGCTGAACTTCGCGGTGTCTTGCAAAGTGTCGAAGGCGGCATCGGGGATACCCCAAAGGGGGATTTCTTCCGTATCGTCAACGCTGCAATTGAGCGGGGTCAAGAGTCTGTTGACCAGCTATCTGCAGATATTGCTATAGTAGACAAGCGCGGTGTGCAATACTACCTAGATTCTATCGACGGTAACAGCATGGCGTACGGTCAGCAGACTGGCCCAGATACTGTGCGGAACTTTGACGATGCTATGAATCGACTGCAAGAACAAAATCTAGTTAACGCAGCCGACTTACCCCGCCCTGAGTTTAACCAAATTGCAAACGACACACGCGACAGGGTTTCTGATGTCGTAACCAAACACGCCGATGATGTACGCTCTAAACTATCTACGCAAGCCGGTGCCGCTTCAGTCGTAGAGGGTGCAATCGGACCGAAGGGTGTAGTTGCAACAGGGCAGCGCACGACAGCAAGCATACCTAACTTCGATGGTCCGGGGGACTTGATGGCTGCACTCCTTGAAAGCAGTCACGCCGCTGACAAAGTAAAAGCAAAGCGTCTGTACAGCATACTAGACTCTGCTTCAAAAAATGGACAGTTTGTGAATGAAGCAGGGGACCCAATAGCGGGAAGTGTGTCGGTTAATGTAGGCGACGTATTTGATGCCCTGTTCGCAGAACGACCTGATTTACCCATAGGGAAGCTGCGTGGAGCAGACATGACAGCAGGTCAATCGGTAATCTTGGATCAAACTTTTATTACTCTGTCTGATCCATTCTTTGCTGCACTGGCTGAAGGAACCGATAAAACAATTAAGCAAGTTGTAGACGATGTTAAAGAAACTTTAGTAAAGCAGGGCAAAACTTTCAACAAGAAACAAGACGATCAATTGCAGGTTGTGCGGTACTTGAGAGAAGCTGCCCAACAACAAGACAGCACACTTGATATTTTCGAGATGTCCTTTAGTGAGCTTCGCGAATTAGACAAGTCTCTACGTCACGTTCAAATTGCTTCTCTTAAGTCTGGTAACAAGGAACGTGCTAATATTTTCGAAAACATCGAAAACGTTGTTCAGGGCAAGTTTGATCAGTTTGAGATGGTAGCTGCAGATGGAACTCGCACACCTATTGATACACTGGGCGTAGTTGTAAAGAACGACGTTGGAGAAGATGTGGTTATGCCTGTCGGTACAGCCCTACAAGAAGCCAATCGCGACTGGTCAAAGTTCAAGTCTCGCTGGTACGACACAAACGAAAAAGCTGTCGTTCCGTCTTGGATGTCGTGGGGCAACAGGTCAGTTGTTGACGTATCTGTAAACAACCCTCTTGGTGTTCGTTACAGTAAAAACGCTCGTGATTGGCTAGCCATCAAAAGTGTCGCAAACATGGACCCGACTACTGACGGTAAGAGTTGGTTTGATTCCCTGCAGCGTACTCTGGGACAAGAGATAGTTGATCCGCAAAGCGGCTTGCCGATGTTTACCTTTATTGAGGGTGACAAAATGACTGCAGCGGTTGCTGCGACAGTAAAGACTGCCGTAGCTGATCACATTGTTAGCTTGAGAGGCAAGGTCAAACCCGAAGAACTAGCCCGTCAAATGAATAACTTGGATCAAGTATTTGTCATGAGGGGTGCAGATGGGCAGGTCAAGTCCATGTTAGACGTAGGCTCGTTGGTAGATGATACAATTGGCTTCTCCAAAAAGTCTGTAGGGGATGACGTTTACGATAGAGCGGTAGCCCGTGTAACATCTGACATCCAGACTCAATTAAACAGGACCCTAGAGCCAGCTAAGAAAGCCAAGAAACAAAAAGAACTGGCTATTCAAATCTTACAGAACTACAGCCCAACAAAGCTGTCGATGGAACAAATTGGTGACCGATTGGTTTCTGGGGGAGTTGATCAACTAAACTTGATTAAGCGTGAGTTGAAAGACGTTGGGGGTTTTAACGACGAACAGGTAACTACCATCCTTGCTGATGTCTACATCGACTCCTTGCAGAATACTGCGTTTAAAAACACAGGCAAGAACATCATCACCGATGCAAAAGGAACAACAATCGCCGAACAGACTATAGACTTAGGCGTTATGCAGAACATGCTAGGCACCAACGATGCCGAAAAGGCAAAAGTTGTAAAGGAACTAATCGGTGAGAAGCGTTTCAAAGTCTGGGATGCAACAGCCAAGCTGATGGCAGATCGCGCTCCTGACTTCCGTATGCGTGAGTTTGAAATTACTGGCGCACCCCGCTCATTCAGCGTTGAGTCGTTCATCAGTCGCTTTTATGCAATCAATCGTGGTGTGATTAGCGCACGGTACGTTGGTACGGAAGCCCTACTACAGCAGTTCAGGGGCAACAAATTCAACATGATTCGGTCTGTTTTGTCTGACCCAGAGCTAGGAGCGGCGTTCCTTGAGATGGTTCGTACAGGTAAACCCCTGACTCCCCAGCGTGAAACTTATTTTTACAACGCTCTGGTAGCATCCTACGCTAAAACTGCAAATGAAATAGGCAAGCCAGAGCCAGTAACAATGAAGGATAAGTATGGTAGAGCATTTACCTTATATCCAGATGTAACATCAGGCATACCTAGAACAGCACGAGATGCTCTTGTTGGTCCCGGTATCAAAATACCTGTATTCCCCGAAGTAACCAAGCGTAGAGAAGATATTACCGAAGGTAGATCGTTCATCTCTACGCCATCCATTTTTAAGTAAGGATCACAAACTATGAAAACATACAATAACGGCCCTCGTAAGGGAATGATGTACGGTGGTGCTGCAAAGCGCAAGCCAATGATGTACGGTGGAATGACAAAACCCCGCAAGAAAGCTCAAGCGGGGGGCAAGATGTCGGCTACTCAGCCACAACAGAACATGATGCAGAACCAGATGATGCCAGTTCCGTCTATGACAAAGGCTATGGATCGTACGCCAATGAAAATGGGTGGCAAGTTAAAGATGGTAAAGAACTCTGCAGGGAATATGGTTCCGTTCTACGCTGCAGATGGCAAGGGAAAAAGCTAGATATAGTTTCTGGACTTTTCCATCATTTCATCTGCCATAGACCGAAGGTATCGTAGAAGGGATGCGGTTGAGTGTGACCCATCCCACTGGGGTAGTCCCTCTACCATTGCAGATTCAAACTGCTCTGGCTTGACTCCTTCCCAAGTCAACTCTACGGTGCCGTTCTGTTTTAGATTAGCCTGAAATGTAAACAGGTTAGCGTCTGTGCTTTTATTAGCCATCTACTTGTTCTAATTCCTGTATTGCTAGATTGTAACAATCAGCCTTGAATACAAAGCCGTTGCTTGGGTCTACGTCACCGACCTTGTAGCGGGTTGCTTTTGTGTAGAAGGTTTGTTTTGGTATCTCACCAAGAATCCACGCCTTACTGTGATCCGTGAGGATACGAACAAAGACGTAGCTGTCACAGTCCTGCTTGGTTCCGTGCGCTGATACAGAACAGTCGTAATTAGGTGATGGGGTTGTGTTGCAACGCTTGGTCTTTACATCCACTCGTTTGTTTCCAACCAGCAGATCAAAGTCCTTGTTGTTGGCATCAGTACCACCAACGTAGTCCTTTACAATTACCTCGCCTATAGCCCCTACCACATTACTAAGACTACCAGTTATGCTGCCCTGTAGAATGCCTACAGAGGCGGCTTTCTTTTTGGCACGAGCTATTATATCAGGTGTTATCTTGATCTGTATCACTGTTTGTTTCCTTAAGACTGTTAGCTAATGTAGCTAAAAAGGTGGATTGAGATGCCTGTAGCTGGGCCATTCTAAAGTTTAGTTTCTGTATTTGGTCACGAACATCCCGTATCTGCATGACAGTATACTGATCTACATGTCCCATGTCATCTACTTTGTACTCTATTTCATCTATAATAACTACATTCTCTTTATCCGTCATAGTCTTCTTCCTCATCTCTAGGTAAATATACTAAAACAAACGCCCCACAGTTTGAGCAACTAAGGTTGGTGACCATAGAATGATCTGGATCATCCTCTGTATCATGGTCACCACCCCAAGTTAGAGCGTATGTACAGTGCCAGCAATTCATGCTGCAGTTAAATCCACAACTTCACAAACCCCTGCAGTACAGGCAAGTTCACGAGAGCCGTTGGTATTATCTTCCTGTTCAAACTCTGTCAGTTTGTTCCAGTCAATGTGTACCACTTCCATACGCTGCTTCCACTCAAGGTACTCATCAGGCTCTATGTCCTGATAGGGTGCCTGTTGATAAGTGTGATCACTGTGAGGAAGGAAAGAAACCCCTGACGCTACATCAAAGTTCTCATACACCCACGCTCCTACGTCCATCCACTCTTCTTCCTTTACAGATACAGTAATGCTGGGCTTGTGTTCACACCAGTGTAAAGCGTAGGTCTTCCACAACTCTAGCTGTTCTATAGCTGTAGTTTGTGTGCGAGTAACAGCCCCTTTGGGAGACTGCATCGGGAAGCTGAAGACTGTTACGTTGTCTGGCTTCATCACATCTCGTTCGGCAGGTACACCACTGTCCACAAGAAACTGTGTCAGGGGGTCTTTGTTGTCACCACGAACAGTACGAATAAAGTAATCGTTGTGTCGTGCATGAATACCACTAGCAGAGTCTGTAAGCTGCGAAACAGTTCCGCTAGGCTTGACGCAGGTTATTGCTGCACTGACAGGTATACCAAGTAACTCTGCATATTCACGGTTTGTTTCCACCGCTACCTCACGCATTTCCTGCAACCATCTTTTACTGTCAACATTCTTGGACAAGACATGATGATCCATGATGCCTGTTAAAGAAACCCCAAGCAGCCTTTCTTCCTCTGTGTTATCCTTCCAGACCTTCCTGAGATATTTGAAGTCAGTCAGGGTAGACTGTATAGTACCCAGAATGGTAGCTAGTTTTACCTTATGTTTAAGTGACTCTAGTGTATCATTTTCACGAACAACTATTTCTGACAAATTACAAAACTGATATGGGCGTAAAATTATCTCACTGCAGGGATTCGTACCCCACATGTGTCCTGTCTCTCTTCTACCATTACGAGCCACCTGCTTTTCAGCAGCCTCACGATTAAACATGCCACGCTCACCTGACTTGCTGTCATACAAAGCAAGCCACTCACGCATAAAAGTACCCATCTCAGGCTTTGTCTTGTAGGCTACAGAGTTGTTAGCCAACGCACGTTGCCCTTCTGTCTCCCACCACTGTCCAGCTTTGGCGTGACGCATTTGATCGTCATTTAAATTAGATAGGCTAATCAGGGCTGACCTGCGAACACCACCTACAACAACTACCTCACCCACCTTACACATGAGGTCGTGGCACTCAATAGGAAACAACCTGCGTCCAGCAGCCTTCTTGAATATTTCTATGGTAAAATTAAACAGGTCAATCAGCGGCTGGGGGCCACTAGCTCTACCGCCCATGACCTTTAGCCTTGCACCTGCAGGGCGAATAGCTGATGTATCCCAAGAAGGAACCTGACCTGCGTACAGCAACGCAACCAGTTCACGGTAGGCTTTAGCCCATCCCGGCTTGCTATCTGCTACATTAATTACAGTGCTGGAACTACTAAAATTATCCGATACAACAGGTAACTTGTCAACGTTTTCTCTTTCTACACT